CACGTAAGTCCCAGCCGTCATTGGCCGAGTTTCCATGCCAATCCGCTTGATGAGAGCCCACAAAATTGGGTGTCCGGGGCATGCATGGTGATAACTCAAAGCAGCGCACCGCTGAACGCACAAAGCATTTTTCTTTGAAATCTTCCTACCAGCAACAACCCAACATAATTTCAACGCGCGACCAACGTCAACCAATTTCTTGCCATCGATCCATCGAACTTTAAGGAAATCTACGTCGCCTGGTTTATGGCCGATCATTGATTGAGAGAAAGAGAATCCCATATCACCAGCAACTTCAGCGTCATTGGAATTGGGAGCTCTCAAGCCATCATCACCTTCTCCGATCATTTGAAAATGTAATAATTCAGGATCTTCGGGATGGTTGACATGGTAAGTATAAGCGCCAAGCAAAACATTGATGAAACCATTCATCCAAGACGTATGGAAATCACCTGAATTGCGTGAATGTATTTCAAATGTGCAATTTTTAGTTGTTAACTCACGTGATTTCTCGAAATCTTTTACGAATCTGTTCAAAGCCACAGTGAGCCCTGCTTTCTCAAGACACTTATTAATACAGTTGTTTTCAATGGCCCTAATCTTACCTATGATACTACACTCAAAAGACGAATAATCCGTTACAGTATGTGTTTGGTTAGTAACCTCCATCACTTTCTTGATGATTGTCTCATTAGTCTCATGTTTAATCTGGAATTTCTTAAAGAAACCTTCATTCCAAGAATTGATAACATCAATAACTTGGCAATATTCCATTAACATAAGTTCAGACATAACCATAATTAAGCGCGGTTTCGACCTCACGAATTTATTAACGACCTTGGCCGAATTTTCAAGTTTCACAAAACATTGTGGCCTATAGTATTTCTTATCCTGCTTGCCAGCTAAATGTCTAGTGTAACCATCAACTAATCCTTTAATGAACTTTTGGGGCTTCTTACCTTTATACAAGCGTGTAATCGCATCGCGCGGATCTTGTTGTTGAATGTTATCTGTCACCATGGATGTAACACACCTGTCAATAAACCAGTTGGAGAATTTCTCCAACTTATTGAGTGCTGAATGATTGACAATGGTGGGATCTTTGGACATACTTCTTCCGCAGAAAGCGGTTAGTAATCCTAAGTCATCGGTGACAGGTATTGGTCCTGGGCCAAGTGGTCTGCCATTATTAGAAAATCCAATAGTGGGAGCAACAGCCACTGGTTGGTTGACAACACATTTTTTGATCTTTGCTTTCAGAACATGATTAGTGGGTTTGTTTCCACCTTTCCTCGACGCCAATTCTTGGTTGCGTCTCACAACCCCAATATTTGCGACAACTGCGCGAAAATTGGGAGCATTTACTGCAACACGTGGGAAATTGACAACAATCTGACGCCTCTTCATGATAGAAATATAAACTTCTGAGAATTCTCGGGTATTTTGCAAAATGTTATAAAAATTGCTATTTGTGTTAATGTAACCCGTTTGGGAGATTAGAGCCAAACATTTTTGAACATCATCAGTACCAGAAGCTTGAGCTTCCATGATTACCCGCTTGAATTTTTGAAACGAAATAATGACATTATTTCTTGGATTCAAGTGTGATAAGTAGGTGAAATGGACGTATGTAAAAGTAGAAATGAGGGTTGGTCTGATGAAATATAAAATAGCGTCAAACAATTGCACTAACCAACCTTCCCCTGCCGCATTGAAGAAGAAATCGAATCTCAAATAAACTGGTAAATTAGCGTTGAGGAAATTTAAATATGCTTCACCGTGTTCAAGTGTGTCACGAATGACACCAATAACAGTGGCGGGTAACGCGTGGGTAACCTGAAGTTCGATTGGGATACCTGGGATATCAATGTGATATGAATATGACCAAGTAGCTTTAAAATACGTATCATCTACTTCGTACTTGATGCGTTTCTGCGTTGTTTCGCGAACATCTTCGCAATCAGCTCCTGCCATAACTTCGGTTATCACATATCTCAATCTCAGAACGATTAATCCTAATAAATAACTTTTAACATTAATGTTACTAGCACGACCCAAGTCAGCTCCTAAGAACACTAATGGGTCCTCACGGTTTCCAGTTATTTCATTTGTGTGAGCGGTAGCATTCAATATCCAATGCCCAACATAACCAGATGTGGCTTCATGACCGTCGGGAACTTGCTCGCCTTGGTAAGTTAACGCTATCCATTGATGTCCTGGAGAATTTGGATGCTTTGTGCACACTCTAACTCTTCTACCATCTGGTGCTAATTGGTCATTCTGGAAAATCATCAAGTTCTTCCCTCGATAATTGGCATACTGTACAAGATATTCTTCGGTTCCTAAATCGAACACATCATCCAAACATTCCGCTCTGGCTTTGTACTCTTTCAAATTCGGCTTAATACCACAAGCAATATCAATGCAAGTTAGACCACAAAATGGTGCGCCATGACAATCGATTTCTACCATGCCAGCAGGCCCTGTTGGAATAGCAGCTTCATCAGCAGTAAACTGAGTCCGCATTTTAGGAAAATCAGCATATACAAAGTTTGAATAGAGAGATTCGTCGTCATCTTTTTGTTTAGGATTTTCTTTTTCCGTGACTTTCTGAGCTTTCTCTACTCC